ATCGTCCTGCCGGAGCAGCTGAGTCCGGGCCTCGATTTTACGCGGGAGAAGCGTCATGAAAGCGCGTGAGGTTAACTTCGACGGCGGAGCGCCCAGCTGGCAGTCCACGGTTGACGCGGCAGTCATCGCCTCGATGCCGAACAACATGCAGCTCTGGGGCGCGGTGGTGGTGTGGTCGACCACCTCGCAGGTGCTGGTCCAGGCCGATGCGGAGCTCTGAGCCATGACAACCCCCGCTCCGCAGGCGCCAAAGCACGCCTGCTTCACCACCACTGCCTCGCTGCGCCCAGGCCACCACGTCATCGTGCCGTGCGGCCAGGAACGGTACCCCGTACCACCCCCTCTTCCCAATGCCGCACAGGAGAACACCCCATGATCACCGCCGATGCCCAGCAGCTTGAGCCGGGTGGCCGCATCACCGTCTATGAACTCGACGCCAGCAGTTTCGGCGCCGACAAGCTCTTCTTCCACGCGCACCTGCAGAGTGGCCTCATCTGGTGGCAGGGCCAGGAATATGGCCCCTGGCCGATCGAGGCCAGCGGCTTCGAGCGCACCAGCGACCAGCCGCCGAACCCGCGCCTGCGCGTGAGCAACATCGATGGCCGCATCACCGCCATGTGCCTGTTGTTCGATGACCTGGTCGGTGCACGCATCATCCGCCGGCAGACGCTGGCCAAGTACCTGGATGCCGCCAACTTCGAGGAAGGCAATCCCAGCGCGGATCCTGGCGAGCACTTCCCTGATGAAGTCTGGTTCATCGAGCGCAAGATCGGTGAGGACAAGCAGATGGTCGAGTTCGAGCTGACCACCGCGATCGATCTCAATGGGCAGCAGCTGCCGGGCAGGCAGATCATCGCCGGCATGTGTGGCTGGCTGGTGCGTGGCGGCTATCGCGGCGCGTACTGCGGCTACAACGGTCCAGCGGTGGCCGACAGCGACGACGTCGCCACCGATGATCCGGCGCGTGACCAGTGCGGCGGTCGGGTACGCAGCTGCAAGCTGCGCTTCGGCCAGGACAAGCCGCTGCCCTATGGCGGCTTCCCCGCCGCGGGCCTGTTGCGCTCCTGATCGATCCCCTCCCGATTCCACTTTCCAGGCCCGCCCGCGCGGGCCTTTTTCATGGGTGAAACATGCAACCGACAACCCTGCAGGCCATCCAGGCGCACGCCGTGGCCGAGTACCCGCGCGAATGCTGCGGGCTGATCGTGGCCATTGAAGGCCACGAACGCTATCTTCCCTGCCGCAACGTGGCCGCCACGCCCAGCGAGCATTTCCGCCTGCCCGCTGAGGACTATGCCGTGGCCGAGGACAAGGGCGAGGTGCTGGCCCTGGTGCACAGCCATCCCGATGCCGCCGCAACGCCGTCCGACGCCGATCGGGTCATGTGCGAGCGCAGCGGGCTGACCTGGCACATCGTCAGCGTCGGCCAGGTAACAGGCGAGGCACCGCTGTGCGGTGATCTGCAGACCCTGCATCCCACGGGCTACATGGCACCGTTGGTCGGTCGCCAGTTCGCCCACGGTGTGCTGGACTGCTACAGCCTGGTTCGCGATTTCCACGCACGCGAACTGGGCATCCCGCTGTCCGAGTACGAACGCCAGGACGACTGGTGGAGCCACGGCCAGGACCTGTACAGCCTTGAACGGCTGCACGCCGAGGGCTTCGACCTGATCGAGGGCGAGCCGCAGCGGGGCGACATGATCCTGATGCAGATCCGCTCGCCGGTCACCAACCACGCGGGCATCTACCTCGGCGACGGGCAGATGCTGCATCACCTGCATGGCCGCCTGTCCGAGACCGTACCGTACGGCGGCATGTGGGCCGAGCGCACCCGTTGCATCGTCCGCCATCGCGAGGTGCGCCATGACTGACCGTCTTCGTACGATCCGCCTGTACGGCAAGCTGGGTGCGCGCTTTGGGCGCAGGTTCCGGCTGGCGGTGAACAGCCCGGCCGAGGCGGTGCATGCGCTGTGCACGATGTTGCCGGGATTCCAGCAGTACCTGATGGGCGCAAAGGCCAAGGGCATGGAGTTTGCCGTGTTCAACGGGCGGCAGAACCTGTCGCGGGATCAGCTGCACGACCCGCCGGGACAGGATGACATCCGTATTGCGCCGGTGCTGGTGGGCAGCAAGCGGGGAGGCATTCTGCAGACGATCATGGGCGTTGTTTTGATTGTTGTTGGCGTCTACATGAACATTGCGGCCGGTGGATCCGGTACCGGATTCATCCAGATGGGTGTGGGCATGGTGGTCGGTGGCGTCGCCCAGATGCTCTCCCCCCAGCCAAAAGGGCTGGGTGCCAAAGACACACCCGAAAACGCGCCCAGCTACAGCATGAACGGCACCGTCAACACGCAGGCGCAAGGCAACCCCGTGCCGGTCGCCTATGGCGGCCATGACACCAAGGGCATGTTCATCGGCTCGGCCGTGATCAGCGGCGGCATCCTGGCGGAGGACCAGTTTTGAATCAGACCACTCATCCCACGCCGCGCACGCGTGGCGCAGCCACGCCAGTGCTGGCGGGTGCCAAGAAGGGCGCGAGCAACGCCCGAACCCCGGTCGAAACCGCCGACAGCCTGCACTCGATGGCGGTGGCCCGCATCATCGACCTCGCCAGCGAGGGCGAGATCCGTGGCCTGGTCGCCGGCAAGCAGTCGATCTACCTGGACCAGGTGCCGATCGAGAATCCGGACGGCACGCTGAACTTCTCCGGCGTGGACGTGCAGACGCGTTCCGGCACCCAGGACCAGGAGCACATCAGCGGCTTCCCCTCCATCGAGAACGAAGTCGGGGTCAACGTCGAGCTGCGCAGCGATGCGCCGGTGGTGCGCACCGTATCGGGTGCCGATCTGTCAGCCGTCCGTATCCGCTTTGCGGTGCCGGCGTTGCAGAAGACCAACACCGAGAACGGCGACACTGAAGGCTACCGGATCATGTACGCGGTGGATCTGTCCACCGACGGCGGCCCGTTCAGCACGGTGCTGACCGATGCCTTCAGCGGCAAGACCACCAGCCAGTACGAGCGCAGCCGCCGCATCGATCTGCCTGCCGGCAGCCAGTGGCAGGTGCGCATCCGCCGGCTGACCGCCAACGCCAACAGCAGCACCATCGCCGATACCGTCAACGTGCTGTCGATGACCGAGATCATCGATGCCAAGCTGCGCTATCCGAACTGTGCGCTGGCGGCGGTGCAGGTTGATGCCAGCCAGTTCCAGAACATTCCCACCCGGTCCTACCAGCTGTGGGGCCGCATCGTACGCATCCCCTCCAACTACGATCCGCTCAGCCGTCTCTACAGCGGTGTGTGGGACGGTACCTTCAAGAGTGGCTGGACCAACAATCCGGCCTGGGTGTTCTTCGACATCGTCACCAACGATCGCTTCGGCCTGGGCCATCGTGTTCCGCTGGACTGGGTGGACAAGTGGCGGCTGTACCAGATCGCGCGCTACTGCGATGAACTGGTCAGCGATGGCCAGGGCGGCAAGGAGCCGCGCTTCACCTGCAGCCTGTATCTGCAGACCCGCGCCGAGGCCTACCGCGTGCTGCAGGACATCGCCACCATGTTCCGCGGCATCAGCTTCTATGCGGCGGGGCAAGTGATGGCCTCGGCCGACATGCCCAAGGACCCGGTGCTGACCTACAGCCAGGCCAACGTCATCGAAGGGCGCTTCCACTATGCCGGCAGCAGCCGAACGGCGCGGCACACGGTGGCCCTGGTGTCGTGGATCGATCCGGACGACTTCGGCCGGCAGAAGGTCGAAGTGGTGCAGCACCTGCCTGGCGTGGCCCGCTACGGCATCAACCAGACCGAAGTGACGGCGGTGGGCTGCCACTCGCGTTCGCAGGCGCAGCGCGTGGGCAACCACATCCTGCATACCGAGATGCTGGAAACCGAGACGATCAGCTTCTCGGTGGGCCTGGATGCGCTGGGCTGCATGCCCGGTGATGTGATCCAGGTGGCCGACCCGAACCGCGCCGGCCGCCGCAATGCGGGCCGCATCCGTAGTGCGGGCACGCGCAGCCTGGTGCTGGACCGCATGCCGGAACAGATCGCGGCCGGTGACACCCTGCGTGCCACCCTGCCCAGCGGGCAGACCGAAGCACGCACGGTGCAGTCGGTGGACGGCGAGACGGTGACCGTCAGCGCGCCGTGGTCGGCGGTGCCGGTGGCGCAGTCGGTCTGGGCATTGGAATCGCCGGAGCTGGCCCTGCAGCACTATCGCGTGCTGTCGATCAGCGAAGGCGAGGACCTGACCTATCAGATCACCGCGCTCAAGCACGTGCCGGGCAAGTACGCCGCCATCGACGACGGCACGCGCCTGGATCAGCCGCCGATCAGCATCATCCCGCCCAGCGTGCAGCCGGCACCGGCCAACGTGCGGATGGCCTCGCATGTGGTGGTCGACCAGGGCATCGCTACCTCCGTGCTCACGATCGAGTGGGATGCTGCGGACAAGGCGATCGGCTATGACGTGGAATGGCGCCGTGGCGATCTCAACTGGGTCCGCGCTGGTCGCGTCGGGACGCAAAGCCTGGAAGTGCGGGGCGTCTACGCAGGCGAGTATCTGGCCCGCGTACGCGCGGTCAATGCGCTGGGCGCCGTATCGCAGCCGACGCTCAGCATGCTCACCACCATTGAAGGCAAGACGACGCCGCCCCCCTCGCTGGCATCGTTGACCAGCACTGCCCGCCCCTTCGGCATCGCACTGTCCTGGGGCTTCCCCGCAGGTGCAACCGATACCGAACGGACCGAACTCTGGTACAGCACTGGCCCCAATCGCGAGAGCGCGATCAAGCTGGGCGACTTCGCCTACCCGCAGGCCCAGCACCAGATGAACGGCCTGGCCGCTGGCGCACGCTTCTGGTTCTGGGGGCGCCTGGTCGATCGCAGCGGCAACGTGGGTCCGTGGCATCCGGTGGAGGCGGGTGTTCTGGGCGAGTCCAGCAGCAACCCATCGGACTACGACGCCTACTTCGCCGGCCGCATCAACGAAAGCGCGCTGGGCCAACAGTTGAAGGGCAAGATCGAGCGCGTCACCGAAGTGCTGCCGCTGGTCTGGGATGCCGAGGCAACCTACAGCCCAGGGCAGACCGTCATCCACGACGGCAGGATCTGGAGCTGGCAGGGCGCCGCCGCAGGCAACGAGACGCCGCCGGGCAGCCAGTGGAAGAACATCGGCGACGCGATCGCCGAGGCGGGCGCAATCGTCGGCCGTGTCGACCAGCTGGAAATGGACGTGACCGACGTCGATGGCAAGGTGGCTGCGCAGGGGCAGAAGGTCGACGGCCTGTTCGCCCAGGTCAGCGACCACACTGCCGGCGAGGAGGACTACAACGTCGGCGAGAACGATGTCAGCGCCGGTGCCATCACCGTCTACAGCGTGATGGCCGAGAAGGACGCGGCACTGGCTAAGCGCGTGGACACGGTCGAAGCGTCCATCGAAGGTGTTCCAGGCAAGATCGAGGGCGTCAGCGCCGCGGTCCAGCAGGTCTCGCAGGCCGTGGTCAACCTGGATGGCAAGGTCAGCGCGACCTATACGGTCAAGGCGCAGATCACCAGCGCCGGGCAGATCTACATGGCCGGCATGGGTCTGGGCGTGGAGCAGCAGCCAGATGGCAGCTATCAGAGCCAGATCCTGATGCAGGCTGATCGCTTCGCGCTGATCAACACCAACAGCGGGCAGGTCAGTGCGCCCTTCGTGGTGCAGGGCGGGCAGACCTTCATCAGCCAGGCACTGATCGGCAACGGCTGGATCCAGAACGCCATGATCGGCGATGTGATCCAGTCCAATGCGGTGGGTGCCGGCGGGCAACCACGATGGAGGCTCGACAAGAACGGCACGTTGACGATGAACGGCCCCGAGAACGGCGGCCGCCTGACCATCAATGACAGTGTCATCCACGTTTACGACAGCAACGGCCGCGTCCGCGTCCGCATGGGGATCTGGTAATGGCAACAGGTATGCAGATATTCGGCCCGGATGGGCAGATGTGGTTCGACACCAATGATCGTGCCGGCAAGATCATGGGCACTCTTTCAGTCGTTGGGAGCTCGTCCAGCAGTGTGGGCCTGGCCGGCCTGGGTGAGCCATTTGCCATCCTGCCCAGCCCTGGCTCCGACAGTTGGCAGGACCAGAATGGCAATCAGTTTTCCGCGCCTGCGCTGGGGTACATGTCGTTTGTCGACGGCGGCAATACATTGCGGATGCAGTTCACGTTCTCGCCGATTGCCAACCCGACTGCTTCCATCTACTACGGAGTCTTCTGATGTCTGTTGGTCTTGAAGTCACCAATGACAGCGGCGTTCCGGTTCTTGTGAACGCACATTCCTTCGTCTTCTTTTCGATAGCCAAGGGCACGCAGTCCATTGCAAGCAATACGTCCGCCTATGGCGCGAGCGGGTTTGTAAGCCTTCCCGCACAGAGCGTGCCGTACCTGGTGTTCATCCGCTGCAATGGCGGATCCGCACAGGTGATGTCAGCGCTGAATGGCTTTTACTGGAGCATGGGGCAAGGGACCACCAGCTTCGAGTGGTGGGCATGGGGGCGGGCGGTCAACAGTGGAAGTACAGGCATGCAGGTCTACAACGCCGACGGATCCATCCAGTGGGATATGTCAAACCGTCCACTGCGCATCGCTGGTTTGGTCGATAAATCGGGTGGAAGTGTTCCAGGCTTTACCGAGATGTCCACCGACAATGTGAGGCAAGGGCCACTGTTCAACGGTCCTGGTGAGAATCTCGCCTATCTGATGTCCGACATTGGACTGTGCCATGACATCTACGCCTACTACGGAAGTGGCCCGACCATTCGCGGCAACATGCGCTATCAGCCGTACATCAATACTCCAAATGCTTCGCAGGTGCGATTGAACTACTGCAGGCGTAGAGAGAACCGTCAACGTTCGTTGAGCGGCGCGTCCTACCAGAGTTTCACGGGGCAGTTGCCGAACTTCCTGATTGCCGCACACACCTACTAGCCTGAATCAGGCCCGTGCAGGCGGCCATTTGAGCCGCCAGGGCCTAGACTGCGCCCCTCCTACGCTCCTCGACGACGCACTGCAGTGATCACGCCACCCTGACCCTTGCCGCACATCGGCAGCCGGCCCGCCCGGCTCAGGATGGTCGGCCTGCTCGAATCGATGATGACCCTGCAGATCGTCGAGGACATCACCGAGACGCCCAGCGAGCGCAACCGCGAATGCGTCGGCCAGGGCGTGGCGAATACGGTCACCGGTTTCCTCGGCGGCATGGCCGGCTGCGCGATGATCGGCCAGTCGGTCATCAACGTGACGTCCGGTGGCCGTGGCCGCCTGTCCTGCCTGGTGGCCAGCGTGCTGCTGCTGGTGCTGGTGGTGTACGGCAGCGACCTGGTGCGGCAGATCCCGATGGCCGCTCTGGTGGCG